TCGATCCGCCGTATCATCAAATTGATAAAAAGAAAGGCTTTGTTGGATATACCCAGAATGGATTCGGAGTTAGGGAGCAAATTGAACTCAGGGATTTATTTGCTGGGCTTAGCGGAACGAATGCAAGAGCGATGCTGAGTGATTCGGATACAGATTTTACAAGGTGGATATATAGCAGCAACACAAGAATCGAGACAGTTCAGGCAAACAGAAACATCAATTCGAAAGGAACCGGACGCGGGAAGGTTTCTGAAATTGTAGTCATGAATTACTAATCAAATAAGGGGTTTGTGATATGAGTTTGAATTTTGTTCATTTCATCATCTCTGAACTACAAAGGGTTCGAGATAGGAAGGAGCAGGATTTAAGGGACTTGATTGAAAGGAAAATGAATCTTACTCAGGAGATGGTTGATATGCTTGACGAATTTGAGAAGAAAGAACTTGAGAGGTTGCGTAAAAATTATGAACTTTGTGGACTTGGAGATAGAGCGCAAAGTCCCGAAATTGAAAGCATTATCAGAATGGTTCAACTTGAAATGAAAGAGAGGAAACCTGAAAATGAAAGTGTCAATGGAGCAAATCAAGCAAGCGATTGAAAGGAAAAAGTTCAACGATAGGATTGCGCTATTCAATAAAATGTGGAATGAAGATGTTGAAATCCAGCAACTTTTAAATCAGATGAATGGATTGGTTGTTTCGCATGAAGATGACAAGGAAGCAAATCGAGACACGCAAGAAGAAAAAGAGGCACAACCAAGAGATAAGGAAGGAGCGTAGCCGTAAGCGGACTGAACTTGAGCATAGGATCCTTGAGGCGATAGAGAAAGACAGAAATGATATTGATGAATCCAACAAACCGAGATTTGAGACACCAAAGGATGATGTTTTTTTATTTGTTAATAAGTTGATTAACGAACACGGATCAAGCCATTTATGATAATGGTCGCAAGAATCAGTAATGTTCATCTTCATCTATATCTGATCAGGAAGGGTAAAATAAAATCCTGTTCTTGTATGATTTTTAAAGATGAAGTTTGTTCGCAACCGTTACAGCGGATCGGATCCAAGCTCAGTTCAGACGGAATTCAAAAACCTTCAATCATTGACGCGCAAGAAACAGGGGTTGAATGGAGAAAGATTATGAATGAAAATAGAGGTTCGTATCTTTCCTACCTAAAGATGATGAATGTTGAAAATGAAATACCGAGCCAAGTTCAGGTAACAACAAAGCCAAGTGTTGCAAACTTTGATTTGGATTTTTGAAGGGGTATTTATGCCAAATGTAATCGGCGGATTAAGGCCGTGCATGGCCTTGGCTGGCGGTAAACTGTATATATCAACAACCCTCGGACTCTGGGTGATGTAATGGCTGAAGGCAGATGGTTTTCAAGGTTAATAATGGAAGATATCGCTGTCAAGTTTTCTGAAAATCTTACATTCCCACAAGACTATGCTAATAGAATAATTTGTGGTGATTGTCTGTCTGTAATGAAAAAAATTCCAGACAACTCAATAGATCTAATAGTTACCTCTCCCCCATATAATTTAAAAAACTCATCTGGCAATGGAATGAAAAATGGGAGAGGTGGAAAATGGCCAAATGCGGCATTAATGAAAGGATACTCCAATCACGATGATTGCATGCCACACAAGGAATATGTTGATTGGCAAATAAAATGCCTTGAACAAATGTTACGAATTATACCAAAAACAGGCGCAATATTTTACAACCACAAATGGAGAGTTCAAAAGGGAATACTTCAAGATAGGCAAGATATTGTGAGCGGGTTTCCTGTTCGCCAAATAATAATATGGAAAAGAAAAGGTGGCATAAATTTTAATCCAGGATATTTCCTTCCAACTTACGAAGTTATTTATTTAATAGCAAAACCAGGATTTAAACTATCAAAAGGCGCTAGTTCTTTTGGTGATGTTTGGGATTTTGGGCAGGAATTAAACAATCCTCATCCAGCACCCTTTCCAGTAGCATTAATTGAGCGAATAATTTCTTCAACTAATGCAAAAACTGTAATGGATCCATTTATGGGATCTGGAACAACTGCTCTTGTTGCAAAAAATCTAAACCGAACTTTTTTCGGAATTGAATTATCAGAGGATTATTGCAGCCTAGCTGAAAAACGCATAAAGGGTGATTGACGCGCAAGAAACAGGGGTTGAATGGAGAAAGATTATGAATGAAAATAGAGGTTCGTATCTTTCCTACCTAAAGATGATGAATGTTGAAAATGAAATACCGAGCCAAGTTCAGGTAACAACAAAGCCAAGTGTTGCAAACTTTGATTTGGATTTTTGAAGGGGTATTTATGCCAAATGTAATGATGTTCTCCTCTGGGATAACTTCATGGTATGCCGCAAGAAGGTTTATCGATCTAGGACATGAAATTGATGTTCTTCTTTTTGCGGACACTAAAATTGAAGATGAAGATAATTATAGATTTTTGAATGAGTCTGCCAAGAATCTCAATGTTGAGCTTGTGATTATTGCCGATGGAAGAACGCCATTTCAGACATTTATGGACTCTCGATTTCTTGGAAATTCCCGCGTTGACATTTGCTCGAGGATTTTCAAGAGGGACTTAATCAGGAAGTGGCTTGAAGACAATTGCAAGCCAAGTGAAACGAATTGTATTTATGGACTAACCTGGGAGGAGCAACACAGAATTGATACAGTCCGCGAACGCTGGAAACCCTGGAATTGTGTTTTTCCGCTTGGAATAGCTCCATTTTTGTTTAAAAATGACATTCTAAATATCGCTAAAAGTATAGGATTAAAACCTCCAAGGCTTTACGATTACGGATTCCCTCATGCCAATTGCGGTGGGTTTTGTGTTAAGGCTGGACAATCGCAATTCAAACGACTTTTTGACGTTTTCCCTGAAAGGTATTTGAAAGCGGAAAAAGAAGAAGAAGATTTTCGTGAATTTATCCAGAAAGACGTTTCAATACTCAAAGAGTCAAGGAATGGAGAGTCGAAACCGTTGACACTTAAGACGCTGCGCGAAAGAATTGAAAGCAATAAGCAGGTTTCGCTATTTGATTGGGGTGGATGTGGCTGCATGTCGGATGATTAAAGCTAAATGCAATCATTCAGAATCAATCCAAATTTTGAATCGGAAGTGGTGCTTGGTTTTATATCCAGAAGGAGGTTGCGGTGGTTTTTGGATATTCTCAAGAGACAATAAATAGAATAATTGGATTGGGCATCTTGAAGGAAAGCTAATACAAGGACTCATGCAACATGGAACACAACGTAAGCAATGCAATTGATGAAATTAAGAATGCAAGAATATGGCTTTCAGAATTAAAAACAGAACTTTCGCAAATGCTAAAGCGCAAAAGCAATGATGGACTTATTTCCGTGTCCGCTGACAGGATCTCAGAACTGGGGTCTTGCGTTAGGGAAACGATTTCAGAAATTGATAAAGCTGTTGTTGGGATGGAAACTGGATATAGAGCTATGGCGGAAGCGAACGGATCGTCTAAACAAAAAATGTTGGCTCTGTTATCTGACTTTGATCAGATAGAGGGAATGTTTATTGATAAGCTCAAAGACACAAATACGAAAAATATGTCTATTATCCTGTTTATTGTAATCGAGACAATAAAGAAAATATTGGAAGATCAGATCTAAATTAACGAGACAACTCTTTTGGGGTTTGTAATGTCAAACAGGAAAAACAGCGACTCATGGGAACCGGATTGGAAATTTGGCCTTGATGATCCAACCAAACTATCTGACAACATGAAGGTTGGTTGGTGTGCGGTTTGGGGTTTGTATTTTAGAAAGTGGATCAGGGATTGCAATATTGATTTGAATGTGCTAATATCGAAGCTTGAACTTGAAGGAGACATAAACACTTGGCTTGACGTTTTTAATGGAAGAAAAATCCTGAAACACAAGCAAATGATGAAAGTTGAAGATTTGCAAACAAAACCAAAAAACTGGAAGCCGCTTGAGGTAAAGGAATTCGCCAACGGTAAAAATACACTGGCATGGAAGAACAACAGAAGGCGCGAAAACCCGAACTTCATTGAAAGAAATCAATAGGTGTTTAATATGTTTTTTGTATTCGCTGGCCCGATGGGTTCTGGAAAATCCTTGGCCCTGTGCTCTATTTTGGACACATTCAAAAAGATTGTTGAACGTCCCACGTTTGACGGTTCTTTTCGATATTTCGCCTTCTATCCTATTGGAGACAAGAGGAACGGTGGCATCAAATCGCGGCAAGGCAACTTTCACGATGCAATCCCGATCAAGTCAATTTTCGAGATGAACACATATTTGAGCCGGTATCGAAATGATAACAAAAAAACCGCTCTTGTTCTCGATGAAGCTCATCGATTCTTCATGGCAAAAGATTTTGATTATGGTCGATTTGATGAGATGATTCAAGCGATTATGGTAAGTGGAAATTTTGACATTTATATCTCCTCGCTTGATTATGGCGTTAAAGGTGAAATGTTGAGCCCTGTTCAAATGTTTGTGGCTCGCCAATTCATGGGTTTGCCACCATATACCCAAATCAGATTCAAAAAGGTTCATGGGTTCTGTTCTCTTCACGGGTTGAATTGCAAATCTACAAACAGTTGGTTGATTCCAAATCTTGACATTCCACCCATCGGCGACTTAAGATCAGATAAGAATCCGAGCGGTGTTTATTATGCGTTTTGCAATCCGGTTTTTGAGTTCATGCTAAAAATGCGGAATGCTGGTGTAGAAGTCGAACTCAAAGATATTGAAGCAATGATGGAAAGCAAATCAGAATCCATCTCAAATCTTCAAATTGCTATCAAATAAAAAAGAGGAATGAAAAGTGTTTGAGAAGGGGAAATCTGGAAATCCAACAGGAAGACCAAGGCTATCTGAAGCGACCAAATTATTTAAAGAAATGTGTCGCCAGGCTTCACCGGAAGTATTTGATGAAATGCTAAAGATGGCGAAACATGCAAAACATTCAGTTGTTAAGTTCAACGCTTGCAAATATCTTCTTGATCAAGCTCATGGAGCACCGGAAGTATTTAAAGCCGAAGAGGATTCCAAGGGATCAATCAATATTCTTGCAACTTCCCTCCACGAACTCATTAAAGCAGATATGCTTGAACGCCGACTTGAAGACGAAAAGAAAAAAGATGTTGCATAACTTGGCAAATTGATATGCTTGAAGATTTCAATATAGACGAATTGGAATCTGAAATCGAAAGAGAGATACCTGTCAGAAGCGAATTGACGCTTGCTGATAGAGTAGCCCTAGCTCGTTTGGAGCTACAGAAATCCGAAGTTTACAGCCCGGCTTCATTTGCTGAGATTCGAGAATATTTAAGGAAAAATCCAGAGTTTTTCGCTCGCAAGATAATGGGTTGTAACAATATTTGGGAAAAGCAAGTTGAGATAATAAATTCAGTTCGTGACCACAAAAGAACGGCAGTGGCAAGTTGTCACGGATCTGGGAAAGCGCTAGCGCTAGATACACCTCTGCCAACGCCTAGCGGCTGGACAACAATGGGGGATGTTTCAGATGGCGATCTTCTTATAGATCAAAACGGAAGATCAACCAAGGTTTTATCCGTTTCCGAAATAGAAAATAGAGAATCATTTAGGATTACATTTTCGGACGGATCCGAAATCGTCGCGTCAGATGATCATGGTTGGAACGCCATTGACTTGAGACACAGACCAAGAAACATAGTCGATTGGAGAACGAAATGGGATAACGCTTGTTTCGTCAAAACAATTGATATGTTTAATTCCATCGAAATAAATGGTCAACCAAGGTGGAGAATCCCAACAACATTTCCAATCCAGGGATCAAGGGTTTGGAACTATAAGTTTAGCCCTTACACCATTGGCGCTTGGCTTGGAGATGGAACAACCGTAAGAGCTGAAATTACTTGCCATAAAGACGATGCCGATCATTTTCTTTCCAAGATTGGCGGAACAAAAACAAAGTCAAGTAATGAGAACTGTAATTTAATTAAGTTCTCAAACCATGCTTACCTTGATTCCCCTGTTAGGTTTTTAGGTGGAAAAAGAATCACAGACGAAATGCTAAGATCGAGCATTAATGATCGCGTTGAATTGCTTCGCGGGCTCATGGACACAGATGGATTTTTGACTGCAAGTTCTAGTGTTCAAATAGATGTTTGCGATAAGGTTTTGGCGTCTGGAATATATGATCTAATTGTTTCTCTTGGATTCGTTTGCTTTTCAGGAACCAAACCGGCCAAATTATATGGTCGAATTGTTGGAACGGTATATACAAACTCATTTAGGCCAAACATAAATCCATTCTCGTTACCAAGAAAAGCGGATAAATGGAGTGAAATAAATAGCAACGTTGGGCAACAATCAAGACATACACAAAGAACAATTGTAAAAATAGAACCCGTTGGCGTTATTCCGGTGAAGTGTGTTCGGGTTGATTCTGCAAGAAATCTTTATCTTGCAGGAAGATCGCTGATTCCAACCCACAACAGTTTCACAAGCGGTAGAATATTAGTTCCATGGTGGCTTACCTCTTTTGCTTATTCAATCGTTGTTACAACCGCCCCAACATTTCGACAGGTTGAAAAAATCATTTGGCAGGAAATCAGAACTGGCGTTAAGAATTGCAAGTTTAATCTTGGCGGTTCAATGCTCAAAACTTCCTGGATGATCGATGATCTCTGGTATGCTTTCGGGTTCGCAACAAAGACTCCCGATAACTTTCAGGGTCTGCACTCTGAGCACGTTTTGATTATTGTTGATGAAGCAAGCGGAGTCAATGAAGAAATCTTTGAAGCCATTGAAGGCGTAATGACTTCGGAAAATTGCAGGTTGCTCGCAATCGGAAACCCAACCGAGTCAAGCGGAAAATTTTATGAAATGTTTCGAGATAAAACATTTAACAAGATTCACATTTCTGCATTTGATTTACCGAATGTCAAGCAAAAAGCAAATGTAATTAAAGGATTGACAACTTGGGAATGGGTTGAAGATAAGAAAAAAAGATGGGGCGAACATTCTCCTGTTTATCAATCAAGAGTCTTGGGATTGTTTCCAAAGACTTCGAGTCATCAAGTTGTTCCGCTTTCATGGGTTGAAAAAGCAATCGAAAGATGGCGGGTTAAAGTTGATAATCTAAAATTTGGCGAACACCAAAACGCACTCGGCTCAATCACTGCGGCAGGACTCGACGTTTCAGACGGCGGTGCCGATAGAACAATTTTGGTGGCAAGAAAAAATAATTTTGTGATGACTCCGTTCGACATTACACAAGAGGATGCTCATGCAACAATGGCGGTTCTTGGCGAAACAAAAAATATCCTTGCTGGCAGTAGTGCCGTTTTGATTGCTGACTCTATCGGTTGTGGATCTGGCTTGGTAAGCAAAGCAATGGAAGATAAAATTGACATTGTTCCATTTAATGCCGCAAGCAAAACCGAACGGACGGACGCAACTGGACTTCAAAAATATTTGAATTGCCGTGCTGCTGCGTGGATGGGATTTGCGGAGCTTTTAAATCCAGAATCAGGACACGACATTTGTTTACCGCCGGATGATGATTTAATCGCTGAACTAACCGAGCCGAAATGGCAATCTACAAGTGGTGGGCAAATTAAAATCGAGGACAAGGAAGAGATTCGCAAGAGACTCGGAAGAAGCCCAGATAAGGCGGACGCCTTGATTATGTCTTTTTGGGTTTTGGATTCAATGCGAGCAAATTCATCGGGGACAGTTAATTCAATGGCTGGCGGTGGAACATCCGGGCGTGGCGGGCGAGATTTCCAAGTTGAGCGAGATATGGGTTACTCTAACGATCGAAGCACTTACGACGCCTTTGGATAGCAACCAACATTTTTGGGAAAATAAATATGTATGTCGATTTTGATTTGGATGCAATAAAAAACGATGGCATCTCTACAGTTCCACAAAAGGGGCTTGATCTTTCGCATGACTCGAAACTCCCTCAGTTCACAGAGCAAAGCAAAAGCCTTCTCGCGCTACATTATGATAAGGTAAATCTATTTATTAGAACTCCAGACCTTTACTCGTTGCAACAAGTAAAAAATAAACTCGCATGGAAACGCGGGCGAGAATTATTTGATGAAATGTGGCTCGACGATATGGTGCGCCAAGGGACTCAAGCTTGGGCCGCGTCAATTGCTCAAGATGGTCGGTTCCAACCGGCAGGAGATACCGCCGAGTGTAAATTGATTTGCGATAGATACACTCAAATGTTTCGATCAATGCCCGGCGGCTTTCTTGAGAACTTGCGAGCTATGTTTATTGGAGCAAGGCATGGGTTCTCTGCCCATGAAAAAATATATGGGCTCGAAACTGAAGGTCCGCTCGCTGGCTTTATCGTTCTAAAGGCGTTGAAATATTTATTTCCAAACTTCCTTTTCCCATGCTTCGAGGGAGACAAACTCGTTGGAATGTGGCAATTTGATTCATTTGGCTCGAACTCGCAATATAATTTCATTGACATAAACAAAGTGCTACATTGGGTTCATCATCCAAGTGAAGATCCATTTGCGGGTGAGTCCATTTATGTTCCGGCACATTCTCATTGGCAAGCCAAGGGTATTACCAAGATGCTTATGGCAAACAATTCGGAAATGGCAAGCGGCAAGCTTGTAGCAAAACACGTTCGAGGAAATGAGCAGCTTCCTCGTTTGACTGAAGGCGAATTTGACATTCGCGCAAAACAGATCATCGAGAACTATCTGAGGTTTAATGGCTTCAAGCTCTGGAACGGAATTGAAGTTGATTTTATCCAAAGCAAGACGCCAATTGATGCTTACAATAATCTTTATAATTTGTATGATAAGGGCATCCTTCGAAGCATTGGCCCGCCGTGGTTGATTTTGGAAGAGGGACAATTTTCAACGAGAAGCCAAGCTGAAACGCTTGATTCTGGGTTTGAACAGAGAATTGCTCCGCTTCGACAAACGGGCGAAGAACTCTTCATGGATCGTAATGGCCCAATTCAGCAAATAGCAACAGCGAATGGTTGGAGCTTGCGCCACATTCCGACATTCACGATGAAGAAGTCCGCCGAAATTGATCAACGCGAAACGATCAAAGTTTTTCTCGAATCCGAACGGCAAGAGAATCTTTCCGAGAGTGACAGAAACGAAATCCGAGATAGAATTGGCTGGTCTAAGGTTGGCGAAACAAAGAAGGCGGTTCAGGCTGATGTTTCATTGAATGGGGCGCAAATCCAAAGCGCTGTTCTTATTGTGAATTCAACACTGCAAGCCGGATTACCTGCGGAAACCGCAAGGGCAATGATTGGAAGTTTTCTTCCAATTCCAAGGGATACTGTTGATGCAATCATCGCACCAATCAAAGATGCGCAAAAAAACAAATCAATCGCATCGCAACCGCAGCAACAGCAACCAATACAAGAGCAAAACCAATTCAATCAAGAAAGAACTTTATTTGCCGATAATTTGAAGTGGTGGAAACGCCCATTAACAGCGCAAGAAAAGCGCTTCCAATTCAAGGAAAACGAAAAAGGTTTGGATGTTATCATTTCAAAATTCCAAAGCAAGTTAAATCACGAATGGGATCTTGCTATGGATTCATTTGAGAGGGACGTTCAATCCTGGATTCGAAGCTCCAAGATTTCACCTTCTGAAATGCTGAAACGAATCCAAGCTTACGAATTGAACTTGGATATTTTCGAAGAAACGCTTTATCAGTGTGGTGTTGAGGCGTGGAAGTTTGGCGGAAGACAAGCAATCCAGGAATTGAATCTTGCTGGGATTACAAACCTAAAGATTCCTAGCAACCTCAAGTTTGCAGACGCAACGGCTGGGCCTTCCAATCCATTTGATCTCGGAAACTTCAAAGGACTCTTGAAGGCTCAAGCATTTGAAGTGAGAAGAGGATTTGAACAGAAGGCTTTAACTGCAATAGCCAACTCCCTAATGACTACATATAGGGTTTCGGCTGGTCAAACAGATTTAAGTGAGGCAGTCAATAGAATCGGTGATGTTTTTAACGGTTTGATTTCTGGTAAATTTATTGATCCTGGAACACCAGGACATGACATTACAAAGAAAGCAATCAAAGAGACTACCATTCGCACGATGACAACGGATTCGTTTGATTCTGCCCGAATGGATTTATTTAAGAAGAATAGCGATTATGTCCAAGGCATCCAAAGATCGGAAGTTGCAGACGGTCTTGATTATTCCCAAGATGGCAGCTTGAGAAGCGCGGAAGTAAGTCAATACATTGACGGGATCAAAATCAAATTAAACGATCCTCGTCTTCATTACTTTGTTGGCGCTAGGTCTTTTAATTGTCGAGGTGTTAGTATTCCGCTAACCGTCAAAGACGATGAACCAAAGTGGTCAACGGATGAAGAAATAGAATATGCAATCCAAAAGGGTAAAGAGTTAAGCCCTCGATTTTTCACTTAAGAGCTGACATTGTTCAGCTCTTGCTTTTTGCGCTGTATTATTGACTAATGCTTCAATGTTGATTATATTGACATTGAACGAGTCCGAGCTTTGAGGCGCGCTTCTGTATGGCTATCCCGCAAATCCTTCCAAACCAATCCGAGAGAGAAAAAGGCCGCTCATGGATCTTGGGCGTTGAGATTTTCTCGGATGGGTTCTATAACGATGAAGATTTTCCGCGTGAACGCCTGAAGCGGCTTGTGGACGCCTACTGGAAGACAAAGGATGAAGTTGATCCTATCGTAGTTACGAACCACGTTAAAGGGATTAACTTTGGGTTTTGCTGCAACTTTAGGTTGAACTCGGCAGGATATAGGGACTGGCTTGGTCGCTCGCTTGAGGCAGGGCAAAGGATCATTGCAGATTTCCTAGTTGATGATCTGATTAAGGATGATGTTTTAGCTTGCAAATACAGAAGACCATCTATCGAACTCTACCCAAATTACATTTCCACAACTGGAGAAAAATACGATGAGGTGATCGACGTTGTATCAATTCAAGGTGGTGACAATCTTGAAGCGGTTCGCAATTTGAAACCAATCGAGATTTCAGCAAAAGAAACCGATGAAGCACTAAAGCAAAACACAAACCAATTTTCACAAGCTCTGTTTTTCAGGGCAAACAAGACAAGAAAACTCATTTTCATTGACACCAAATCGAAAGAGGTAGACGATATGGAAGAGATTTTGAAGGCGATCCAAGATGGAAACGCCAAACTTGATCAGGTTGTTGCATTTCAGAGCAAGCTTGGTGAAGGCATTACGAAGCTTCTTGAAATTGCTTCGAAGGATGTTGAAGCCGACAAGAGCGAAACGCAATCCGAGGAAATGAAGCAAACCAAGATGGCTGAATCCAAGAAGTGTGAAGATTCCGGTTCTGGTTCTGGTTCGAGCGATTCCGAAATGGCAGACAAGAACGCCAAGATGAAGCAGGAGTTTTCCGACTTCAAGCGCAAGATGGAAACCGAAAATTCTGAATTGCGCCGAATGCTGATCGATCGGAATCGACTTGACGAAGAAATCAAGCCGACGATTAAAAAGTTTTCGGATGCAAAGAAGTATCCGAAGGAAGTTGAATCCAAGTTGATTGGCTATGCTGCTACACTGAACGCCGTAGAAAAGAAGAGGTTTTCCGACAACGGAAAGGTTGTTGAAAAAACGCAGTATGAGCAGTTCATTGACCTGATTGATTCTCTCCCTGGAAATGTGGCGCTTACCTCTCGGCAGTCAAGTGATTTTGAGAAGCCAACCGTTCAAGGCTCTGGGAAGTTTGATCGAAAGACTTTCTCTGACAAGGTCCAGAAGATCTCACTTGATTCCGGCCGGCCGCTCTGGCAGGTAATGAATGAGGAAGCCGAGAAACTTCCTGCTGATCAATTCATTGAGTATATCAATATTCAAGGAATCGAAGTTTAACTCGAAACTAAATTGTTTCGCGTTTGAAAACCAAACAAAAACGCTTTCAAGTTACGAGGTTAAAATGAGTTACAACGCTTATGAACAGGCCCCGTCTGGCTTGCCGTGCGGGTCTACGGTTTCGGCGCTTGCGGATTCGGTTGGATATGCCGTGAAACTGTCGGCTGGCGTGCTTGCGCTTTCGAATTCGCAGGGTGAAAAGACCTTGGGTCCGCTTGCGATCCAGGTAACGAAAACCGGCCAGTATGCTGCGCCTCATGCGATTCCTGGTGAAAAAGTTCTGCTCAAGGTCGGATCGAATGGTGCAACGGCTCAAAGTGAAGCCACTAGCGCGGGCGATGGCCGATGGGAAAATGGCGCGAACGGAGATTGGATCCACGCGATCTTTCTTGAAACCGGCGGCGAAAACTCCCGAGTTTGGGCTTACATTGTGGACGGATATTCCAAGAGCTAAGTAATTAGTTCTTGGTTTCTTCCCAAGAGAAACAAAACAAAAACTCAAAGAGAGGCATACTTAGATGACAATGATCACGGTAGGTCAAAATCTTATTCAGGGTAATCCTTCGCTAACTGCGAGGGTTCAGGGTTATCTTGCAAATCAGCTTTCCTGGCAATGGTTCGCGCCGGTTCTTCCAGTCACTGGAAACCGAAGTTTCTTTTATGTCTATGATTTTGATTTCGGTCGGCGTCTGTTGACCACGAAACGAGACGCGGGCGGAAAGTCTCCAAGTTCGGTTCCCAAGATTCGAACCGGAACTTTCACCACGGAAGAAGACGTTCATAAGACGCCCGTAACGAAGCTTGAGCTTGATTTGGCCCAAAACGATCCGCAAGCGTTTAAGGGTTTGCTCAATATGATGCAAGCAAACCCTGCTATGATTGTTGGCTTGGCTCTCGAATATCGAACGGCTGCGTTTGCTCAAACTGATTCGAATTATTTTGATTCGTCCAATCAAGTTTTGAGTTTGACGGATGCTGCAACGAAATGGGATCAACCGACTAGCAAGCCAAAGGACGATGTTTTGTATATTGCCAAAAAGCTTGGCTTGATCGGTGGCGTTACTCTCGAAACCTTGAGTATTGGTGTTCC